GCTCAGGCGTCTTGAAGATCATAACCGCAAAGAACAAAAGAGAGCGGAAGAACGCCAAAAGAGATGGAAACGATAAATAGGAGAACAATATGGAAGAAATAACAACACTTCCGGCTATACAGCCGGTCATGCCAAAGATTGAAAAACAGGAATTCAACTTCCAATGGAATCATGAAGAGGTCAAAGAATACTTAATATCCGCCACGGAAAAATATGCCGGACTTGTAGTTACAGATGAAAATCTCAAGGATATGGAAAAGGCAAAGCGGGAAATTACATCTATCAGGACGGCTATTCAAAAATTCCAAATACGAGGAAAATCCGAATTAAGAAAGCCTGTAAATGTTTTTGACGAACAATGCAAGGAACTGCTCAAGGTTGTTAATGCCGTGGAAGCACCACTCAAAGAACAGCTTGATAAATATGAAACTGTCCGCCGTGACAAGCTGATCGCACAGATTTCAAGAGAATATGCCGCAAAGGCGACAGCAGTCGGGTTATTAGAGAAATACTGGCAGTTAGATATTGATGAAAAATGGTTGAACAAAACGGCTAAATGGTCGGAAACATGCGTTTCTATCGACCATCTGATAGCGTCCCAGAAAGAATTTCAGGCAGCAGATTCGGCAAAGGCTGAACTTATCGATAGCCGCAAAGAAATCAGGGACTTATGCATTGAAAAGGCGAATATCAAATATAATCTGGCAAGCCCGATAAATGCTGATGATGTGCTGAGTGATACTGAAATTATAGATGCCAGTGTGTCGGAAATCAAAGCGAGAATAGAAGCATTTGCAAGAAATAGAAAAGAAGTAGAGGAAAGGGCACGACTTGCAAAAGAAGAAGTTAATCAGGAAGAAGAAGTACCAACAATTGATGAGAAAGAAGGTATACAGAAGAAAACAGATATCATTGTTACATTTCATTGCCGGAATGATACTGAAATTCAGACCGTCAATGAGGCAATCAATCTTATTGATGGCATTAGTTTTGATATGAAAGTAGAGGTTAAACAATGAAACGCGGATTTATGCCCATAGCAGGCATGGAAGATCGTTTTGGTGTCGAGAAGAATAAAATTCCCTTGCCCAAAAGGAGCACATCAGGAAGTGCAGGATATGATTTCTTTGCTCCTTACGATTTTTCAATTGAACCGGGAGATACAAAAGTTATCGACACTTTTGTCAAAGCATATATGCAACCGGAGGAAGTTCTTTATATATTTTCCCGTTCATCTTTTGGAATTAAAAAGAAACTAATTATTCCAAACAGTGTAGGCGTTATAGATGCTGATTATTTCAATAATCCTAAAAATGATGGGCACATCATGATATGCTTCACCAATATCGGAGAAGAAAAACAATACATTTTCAAGTGTGAAAAAATGGCACAGGGAGTTTTCATGAATTATCTGATTGCCGATGGCGATGATGCCTCTGGAGATAGAGTCGGGGGTATTGGGAGCACAGGGAGGTAATTATGGAAGAAATGGAAATTTCAGAGACTTATGAAAGGTCGGAAACAATCGGAGAATTGGCAACAGCATTAGCTGTATCACAGGGGAAAATGCAGCCTGCGAAGAAGAGCAGCTACAACCCTTTTACCAAACGGAACTATGCCGATTTATCAGCAGTATGGGATGCGGTAAGAGAACCGCTTTCAAATAATGGATTGTCAGTTATGCAGATGCCGGGAAAGATTGAAAACGGACGTGTTTCTATTACAACGGTTCTAATCCACAAAACAGGAGAATATATCCAAAGCACTATATTTATGCCGACAGGGAAAGGAGATGCTCAATCTATCGGATCAGCAATTACATATGGCAGACGTTATGCACTGGCCGCCATGGTGGGGGTATCACTGGAAGATGATGATGCGGAGATGGCTACTAATCATAGTGGTAATGAGATGGGCAATTCAGCAAAAAACAATCTGGCTCTCCATAAAACACAAAATAAGCCAAAGCAAAGTGGAACAACCTCTCAAAAAGTAGTTACAGTTTCTGAATTGGGGAAAGTACTTTCTGATAAGAAGATTGCCATTGATGATTTTTCAAGGCTTGTTTATAACAAAAAGCCAGATGAATTAAATCAGATTGAGATCAACAATGCGTTCTACCGACTGGAAGCGGCTATTGCCGAATATACGAAAAGAAAGAATTCTGAAAAAGAAGAAATCCCAATGTCATGAAAGCAGATGTGAAAGATATCAAGACAGCATTTTCAGATTTGCGGACAGCCGTGCTGATGATACAAGTTGATAAGCATTGTCTGTCTGCAATGCCTGATACCACCAAACCGCTTACATTGGAAATCAAGGTCAAACGAAAAAAGAGATCTCTATCAGCAAATGCACTGATGTGGGAACTTTGCGAGAAAATCTCTGAAAAGACTGGGATTTATAAAAACGATGTATACCGGGAAGCTATTTTAAACGCAGGACACTTCTCTACTGTCCGAGTAATGATGAAAGCCGCTGCCCGCCTGATAAACGATTGGGAACGCAACGGTGTTGGATGGATAGCTGTGCCGCTGGGTGATGACGGTGAATGGGTGGATATACAGCTTTATGCTGGTTCATCCGGTTATGACTCTAAGCAGATGAGCCGGATAATTGATTATCTATTTGATGCGTGCCATGAGCTTAATATCGACACTATATCACAAGCAGAGCGGGAAAGGTTGGAAAACGAATGGAAATAAAAAAACATACCCCGCTTAGATTATCTGACCGTGGATATAAAAGAATGTGTGGATTAGTGGATAAACGTGACGGGCATAAATGCATTATTTGTGAATGCCCAGACGTACAGCACCATCATGTCATTTACCGATCACAAGGCGGATCAGATACGCTGTGGAACCTAATATGCCTTTGCCCTGATTGCCATAGCAGATATGCGCATGGCATAGATGAAGAGGACTGGCAAGTTAAATTTATCAGCTATCTGAATTCTAAGGAGTGTAAGGAATTTGAGCATAAGGTGAAGAAAAAAGTGGAGTACATCTATAAATGCTGTATGAAAAGAGGTGATAAGAATTGGCTGAAAAAAGAATGATGTCGAAATCCATTATAGAAACAGATAAATTTATGGATATGCCGATGTCCGCCCAGTGCTTATACTTCCACTTACTACTGAGGGCAGACGATGACGGTTTTATCGTTTCCCCTAAAAGAACCATGAGAAGTATTGGCTGTACCGACGATGATATGAAAATCCTGATAGCAAAAAGCTATGTATTGGCCTTTGAATCAGGTGTAATCGTCGTAAAGCATTGGAGAATTCATAATTATGTCAAACGTGACCGGTATAAACAATCTTCTATCCCAGAATCAAAACTTATAATGTTGGATGAGAACAGAGAGTACCAATATTTGGAACCAAAACGGAACCAAAGTGGAACCAGTTTGGAACCAAAACGGAACCAAAGTGGAACCAGTTTGGAACCAAAACGGAGTAAAGAAGAACATGAAGGCCATTCAGGAGACCATGAAGAATACGATAAAATCAATACTTCCGATGGTGCGGAGCCAAACTGGAACCAAAATGGAACCAAAATGGAACCAAAATGGTTCCACAGATTAGATAAGATTAGATTAGATAAGATAAGAGGAGAAGAGATAAGAAAAGATAAGAAAGAAAAACAATCTGTTTCATTGAAAACCATCATTGAAGAATTTGCTGGAAAGAATTCTATGTTGTTTGAAGCTGTCAAAGATTGGATTGAAATGAGGAAGACAATCAAAGCACCTCTCACAGCGAGAGCCGCTTCTATGTCCTTTAAACGGTTATGTGAACTTTCCCGTGGCAATGAGTCTATGATGATTGAAATCCTAAATCAATCGACGCTTAACTGCTGGAAGGGGCTATTTCCTTTAAATAACCCATCCGACTTACAGAATCAAAAAAGCAAGATACAGAAAACGGCGGAAATGTTTGAAAGGATGAATGCAGAAAATGGAACTGACAAAAACTCAGAAGGCGCTATCCCTGCTGACTGGGATATATGACAGATTTACAGAAGAAAAAGCAGGACTATATGCACAGTTCCTTGGTGATATTCCTGGTGAAGTTCTAACTGCCGCCATTAAATCTTTGATTTTGACGAGCAAATTCCCGCCAACGATTGCGGAAATCCGTGAAGAAGCTGAAAGGATTTACAGGATAGCAAACGGGAAACAGATCCCAACTGCAGGAGAAGCATGGAATGAAGCATTAAAGGCAGTGCGGGAATATGGATATTACCAAAAACCTAAATTCAGTAGCCCGCTGATTGAAGAAGCTGTCCGCCGTTTTGGATGGGAAGAACTTAACATGCAGCCGATGAATACTATCGGTGTGGCAAGAGGTCAGTTCATGAAAATCTATGATTCGCTGGCATCTGAGAGACGGGAAACAAAGCGAATTGAAGCATTGATTGGAAATGAAAGAGTGAACCGATTAATTAGCGATACGGCAAAGGGCAAAATGCTCAATCAGGGAAAGGCGGATAGGAAATGAACACAGTTGCACTCATGGGAACCCTTGTAACAAATGGTAAGGTTTATCTGCGAAAAGATAACGTGAAAAGCCCATCGAATATGGTTCTATTTGCTATACAAGTGAAATCAGTACGTGAAAAATACCATATAGAAAACCCAAAAGACGGAATAGTATATTGTGCATGCTTCCAAAGCCAATGCAATGAAACACTACTGAAAACAGGAAATGTGGTTTTCGTCCAAGGTTCGCTTACCTGCAGAGTTTTTCTTGATGAAGAAGGACAATGGTACAAGGGATTAGGTATATGGGCAACGAACGTTACGATTTATGAGAGAAAGGAGCACGAAGATGATAATTAGCGGGCGTTTAAGACGTGAGTCGAGCACTGATAAGGACTTCGTAATATTGATAGATCCAATCAGCGTATGTTGCATTGGAAAAGAAATCGAAATCAGAGATAGGTCGTTTAGAAAATATATCAAAGAGTTCTCTACGGAAACCATTGCAGAAAAAGAGATGAAACGGATTGAAATGTTTATGGCGCTTGGCGGGACAGTTTTGAGAATTGGAGAAAAAATATGAATCAGGTAACAATAATCGGAAGACTTGGTCGTGATCCGGAAATCAGAGCGGCTAATAACGGAAAGGTGAAAGCAAACATAACAGTAGCGGTCAATAGACGTGTAGTCACCAATGAGGGAGAAGTGAAAGAGTTTACCGACTGGATAAATGTAGTCGCATGGGGGAATATTGCAGAAGATATAGGCAACTCTTTAACCAAAGGGGCGAGGGTTGTGGTTATCGGGCGTTATGCTACACGGTCATATGAGTCAAACGGGAGTAAACGATACATAACGGAAGTTATTGCGTCAGTAGTAGCTAAAACGCTTGGTGATACAAAAGGCGATTTTAACCAATTTGGAACAGCTCAGCCTGATTCCAATATTCCATTCTAAGAGGTTGCGACACCATGAATAACATAAAATACTATGCAGTCAAAGAACAATGTGATTGCTTGAAAAGAGGCATTGAAAAACTTTTATTTGAAATGTTTGACAGAGGCGTCTTGAAAGATTATGAAAACACTTTGCAAAAGATGAAAAGGGCAAGAAATAAACTTGAAAACCTTATTGACAGTGAAAGGGATGGTGAATGATGAAAAGCTATCTTGATTTCCTGAAAAACAAGGTTATAAAAGCCCCTGTTTCAGGTATTGATGTATCGGTGAATGAAATAAGCTCCGTACTTAAACCACATCAGAGAGATGCTGTCATATGGGCATTAAAAGGTGGGCGCAGGGCATTATTCGAAGCATTCGGACTAGGGAAAAGTATTCAACAGCTGGAATGGTGCCGTGTACTTACAGAAAGAATAGGTGGTAAAGCGCTAATAGTCTGTCCATTAGGTGTCAAACAAGAATTTACTGAAGATGCAGTTAATCTGCTCCATATCCCTGCGCCAACATATGTCAGAAACATGGCAGAAGTGAACGCTACAGAAAACAAGATAGTAATAACCAACTATGAACGTGTTAGAGATGGGGATATAGATCCACATCAATTTACAGCATGTTCATTAGATGAAGCATCAGTTCTGAGGAGTTTTGGAAGTAAAACGTATCAAACATTTCTCCCGAAATTCGCAGGCGTAAAATATAAACTCGTTGCCACAGCTACGCCTGCACCAAACAGATACAAAGAACTTATTCATTACGGCGGATACTTGGAAGTTATGGACACGGGGCAGGCATTGACACGTTTCTTTCAACGTGACAGTACCAAAGCAAATAACCTGACATTATACCCGCATAAAGAAAAAGAGTTTTGGTTATGGTTATCTACGTGGGCATTGTTTATCCAAAGACCTTCAGATCTTGGATATAGCGATGATGGATATGCTCTTCCTCCGATACAAGTTAATTATCATATGCTATCAGCTAATTTACCTGATAATCAAATAGACCGTTATGGACAACAAAAATTAATTAAAGATTGTGCGGTTGGATTAGCGGATGCTGCAAGAGAAAAACGGGAAAGTATCAATGTACGGCTTGAAGAAGCAAAGAAAATTATTGATAAATCTCCCGATGACCATTTTATTTTATGGCACGATTTGGAAGCAGAGCGCCATGAGATACATAAAGAAATTCCAGAAGCTAAGTTCATCTTTGGACAGCAGGATTTAGAAGAACGAGAAAAAAATACAATCGGATTTTCACGTGGGGATTTCCGCATCCTTGCCACAAAAAAAGAGCTTTCCGGGAGCGGATGTAACTTCCAAAAACATTGCCACAGGCAAATATTTATGGGTATTGATTATGAATTTAATGACTTCATTCAAGCAATTCACAGATGCTACCGATTTCTGCAAACAGAACAAGTCATCATAGACATCATTTACATGGAAACAGAACAGCAGATATTAGAAGTCTTGAAAAAGAAATGGGAGCAATATAACAAGCTCACAACAAATATGGAAGAAATCATTAAGAAATATGGTCTTTCACGAAATGACGCCATTAAAGAAATGCAAAGGAGTATCGGAGTGGATGAGATTGTAACAAAAGGCACTAATTATACAGCTATCCATGGAGATTGTGTGGAAGAAACAGAGAAGATGCCAGATAACTCGGTAGATATGATTTTGACATCAATTCCATTTGGCAATCACTATGAATACTGCACGAGCTATAACGATTTTGGACACAACGAAGATACTGATAAATTCTTTGAACAGATGGATTATTTAACACCTAACCTGCTTAGGATATTACGGCCGGGGCGGGTTTATGCCTGCCATGTAAAAGACAGAATATTGTTTGGGAATGCAACAGGAACCGGAATGCCAACAGTTGAACCATTCCATGCGGCAACAATTATGCATTGTATGAAACACGGCTTCCAATTCTTTGGAATGATAACCGTTGTAACTGATGTTGTTCGTGAAAATAATCAAACATACCGCCTCGGATGGACGGAACAGTGTAAAGATGGCACGAAGATGGGAGTAGGATGCCCCGAATATATCCTTCTTTTCAGAAAGCTCCCTACTGATACATCAAATGCTTATGCTGATGTCCCTGTCACCAAAAGTAAAGAGGAATATACTCGTGGACAATGGCAGCTGGACGCTCATGCGTTTTGGAGAAGTAGCGGAAACAGGCAATTATCAGTGGATGATTTAAAAGACATGCCCATGTCGGACATACGAAAACTGTACAACAAATACAGCCGGGAAACAGTCTATGACTTTGAAAAGCATGTAGAACTGGCAAATGCGATGGACGATAAAGATAAACTACCTGCAACATTTATGTGCATAGATCCAGCAAGTTGGTCACCTGATGTATGGGATGATGTAAACCGAATGAGAACGCTCAATACAGAACAATCAAGAAGACGAAAACAGATGCATCTCTGCCCGCTCCAGTTTGATATAGTAGACCGCCTGATTAACCGGTACACCAACGAAGGAGAAACCGTGCTTGACCCATTCGGCGGGCTAATGACTGTACCTCTTGAGGCTATAAAAGCAGGGCGGAAAGGTATAGGAATAGAACTCAACCCGGAATATTACCATGACGGATGCTGGTATCTGAAAAAAGAGGAATTAAATCAAGAAACTCCTGATTTATTTGAACTGGCAGGGATTTAATCTAAATTGTATATGAGGCAATAGCGATTAAGTTAGTAAGCACAAGAAGTAGGAGAGAAACGATGTGCAGAAAATAAAAGATATTGTTATGGTAAATAACCGGAACTATATCATTATGACAATAGCAGTACCTAACGGATTACGCGATAGTGTATTAGATCTATTTCATACAGTTATTCTTGAGGCAGATAAGAATGGGAATGCCATTTCATTTTAT